GAAACGCGATTATTTGAAATCTCGTGAGGGTGCAGGTGACGCTGTTCCGGAAGAACTTTCAGTGCTGCGTTGGGGGAATTTTATGCCTCCGATGAAATCTCTCGACAATATGCCAACTCCCCAGAACGTGTCGCCCGATTTCACGAATCAATTGATTACAGATATGAAGCGCGGATACCATGGTCAGCATGATAAACTTGCGGTCCTCGAAAGCAAGTGTCAATATTTCAGTCTCTCGATTCAACAAATGATACACTCCGTCGTGAAGAATAGCAGTCCGCTTCTCTTAAATATGGCGAGCGAACCATTCTTGGAAAATGCGTGTTGCAATGAACCGGTTGATCGCCGGAGTAAACGCGTGGTCGATTATTTTATGGAGCGCGAACAGAATATCCATCATCACAACCGAATTATTGGGTTCTTGACAATGACGTCGAGAGATATGGCGGTCATGACACGGGCTACGACCATAATCGACAATCGAAATACGCGGTATCAGTATCCAAATATTCCTGATGCATTCGATGAACAGACGATATATCGTGCGTTTATCCATTATTGCAGGATGAACCAGCAATATACCGCAACAGCAGCAGCAGCAGGAGACGATGTAGGTGGAGGCGCCGGAAGTGCGAACCCAGTAACCACCGCAGTCTCCATGTATTTACATCCGGCGCTTCGAGAGATTTGCCCGCCACGCCCTCAAGATTGGAATCCCAATGATATCATACAAGATAAAATCAAGAAACTGAAAGCCGATTCTAGTATCTTTGATGAGAATAGTCTCGAACGATTATTGAAAGCCGTGAATGGGTATAAAATGACGGACGCTGGGTATAAAACAGCGATACGCCCACAAGAGAATACCCAATTTCAGAGATTCCAAGATGCAATTCTTTATTTGGATAGATGTTATGAAGAGAAGGAAAAATCATCTGAACGTGCGAAAGAAGGACGTAGCGACCTAGATCAATGCATCATTCCGAGAGATTTACGCCAACTCATTCTCGCAAATCTTCAGTCAAATTCTCCTACGGTTGTCCAAGAAGACACCCAAGAAATGCGTGATCTCAAGAACTATCTGCAACCAAAGAACCAAGAACTGCGTGCAATCGTTATTGGATTCATTCAGCAAAACGGGAAACAAACGAAAGGAAAGTTTCGAGAGATTGAACGTATCGTGGATACCATTCTAGATTTCGAAATCAATAAGAGCAGCACTGTTCTTATGTCGTCTACAGATGAAACTATTGCAAAGAGTATACAATTTATGCGGAATGCACTAACGCAGTTGATCGACGTCATCCCCAATATTATCAATAATGGCGTTGATTTTGACGATACAAATGTTCCGAAACACTGGGGATTCTCTCAGACACACATGAAAGACGTGAAAGTTATTATTTCCTCGCATTACACTTCTCTCAAGTCGTTCTATAATGACCATGTAATCAAGGAGGTATTGCGTCACGCGGAACATCATGTCCGCGACCTTAAGATTATGATGGACAATACGCCTTTTATGGCGGAGGTATTTTTTGATGAAGAGAAGGATGCGAAAATTGCGGGTGCCGCGGCAGTCTTGTCTGTTAAAAGTAAAGGTGCCGCCGCTGTTTCGCGTGAAGAACCGCGAGAAGTTGATATCATGAAAGAACTTGGCGAACGTGTTCCACATTCAACACGCAAGAATATCTTCACCATGTATTCTGTATTTGACCGTATGATTGTTCGCGACCTGTATATGTTTTATTTTCTCTCGTTCATGCGAACATTTGTGCAACTCGTCACAGAGACGCCGGTGACGATTTATCAATCAGAACCTACACGTGTAATACGTCGTGGTGCGACGACGACTCTTGCAAAAAAAGGTCGTAAGACGTCGAGTGCGGCAGCAGCAGGAGCAGCAGCAGCAGCAGCAGCAGCAGTATCAGACACACCCGGAGCAATTTCTCGCGCAGCCAATTTCCATGAAGAGGAAGATGAAGCGCGTGATGATATCGATCCTCATTCACGCCTGTATTCCACTGATGCGGCAACCGTGATGGATAAACGCCAACTTCTTAATGATATGGACATCGCCATGGGCGATAAGAAAGCACTTAGTCACCGTGTTAGTGAACTCATGATCGTCTATCTTCGTATGATCGAGAAAGACAAAGCCGCGATCAACTTCAATCTCGCGAATATTAAGGAGAAACTAACACGTGTCAAAGACAAAGAGAAAGACGGGGTTGTCGAGAGAATTGGCGCGATGTCGGTGGGTGAACGTCAACTAGAGAATATGATGAAGACACACAAGATGGGAATCTGGAGTCGCGGAACGTCGCAGACAGGTGTTGTCATCTATGACCAGGATTATTATGATGAAGAGCGCGAAGAGATGGAGAAGATCGCGCAGAAAGAGCAGCAACTTGGTCGCCGGGATTATGTAACAGATATGAACCGAGAGATTTACATGATGGATGCATTGGAGGCGGACCGGACCGCGAGCGAAATCGAGGCGCATGAATTGGATATGTCATCAGGTATTCCCGAAGATGATGACGCGGGGGATGACGACTATGCATTTATCCATCAACATGAAGTTGAACGTGATGATTGAGACGTCTATTATAGTATTTGGGTAATATAAATGAATCAAAAGGTCGTCATTTATATTATTCTCTCGGTGATTCTATTATACTTGTATTATCGCAAGAAGGATTTAACGATATTAGCAGCGTTCGTAGTGATGGTCGGAGGGACGCTGTTCGCGAGCAAGAGAGAAGGGTTTGGTTTCGGCGGCGGCAGCAAAGGCGACAAGGCGTGTGAAAAACTGGGATTTATCACACCGAAGATTGACAAGAAAGATATCAACGGCGGATTAGATAAAATATTAAAAAACTTTAAAAAAGTCGTAGAAAAATATGCGGATGTGGGAGAGCGTGGAATTGAACCTACAAAATTAGATAAAGAAATTAAAGCAATAGAAAGTGTGATTTCTTCGGATTCGGCCAAGGATATGGTAACAAAATGGAACAAAGAGGGAAACAATGATTGGGGGGCATTTATAAGATATTCACATGAGACATTTCATCCATATATATTTAGACCTTCTGAAAAAGATCAAAAAGAACTCATAAAATACCTACCAAGAATTATTAAAGAAAACATTAAAAAAATAATAAATGGAGGCAACGGTATGGTGAAACTTTTGGAGGATATCAAAAAATTAGATGAAACGAAAGAACTGGATAAAAAGGCGAAGACCGTTTTGGATGTTATCATTTGCTCTTTCAAACAAGTTGTATTGATTTGGAAAAGTTTAGATAAGGCTATCGGCAGTGACGGCGGCGGCGACGACGAAGAAGAGAAATCCAATAAGAAAAAGAAATCGACAAAGAAGTCAAAGGACGACGAGGACGCCGAGGACGAATAATAATGGTATAATAAATGCTCAAGTCATCGTATCCTTTTATTCAGCACTAAACTCTGAATAAAAAGTAATATCGTTATATTAGTAGTAGATGAACACATTAAAAACGATGATCCGAAATAATTTAGCCGGCGCGGCAATTCTGTTATATATTATAGTATTTGCATTAGTTCAATATGCGAATCCATCATTTATTTATAATGAAGACGGTAGTTTGCGTGAATTTGGAATAGGGTATTCGAGTAAGACGATTTTACCGATTTGGTTGATTGCAATCATTCTGGGCATTCTATCCTATGTAACAGTGTATTATATTTCATTGCCTGCAGTGCGAGTATTTGTCTAGTTTTGCTTCGTTCGCTTGTGCTCACGCTGTCACAACCGACACCTTATTCTTCGCTTCCGCCTCCTTCTTCTTCGCCGCATCCTGTGTCTCTTTGAGCACCTGAGCCCGTATCTTCTGTTGTTCAGGCGTGAAAGAACAACCCATATTTAGTAAATAATTATAACTAATACTAACAACCAACATACCACATAATACCAACCATATAAATTCACCCACAATTGTCTTCATCATTAAAAATTGCCGGATTTTCTCTAAGTCCTCTATTTTGGCGGAAGGTCGGATTAAGCGTGATTCTTTGAAACTGTCCCAGAAGCGGTCAAGGTTGTCAAGAGAGAGTTCATTGAGAAGAATCGATTGATCGGTATAGATTTGTTCTAAAGCGCGACCAATATCCTGTTTATTTTTGACATTGTCTTCAGGTATATCCGCGCTATCTTGCAAACCGCCACTACTGTCGCCGCTGCCGCCTTTTTGACCGCCGTCCTTCGCCGGCGCTAAATCAAACTGTGGTGTTAAAATATCATTAAATACCTGCTTTAAATCGGTTGCTACAGAAACAAACATGTAACCGAATGTATTACTAAATGGCGTTAACCACCCAGGAAATACGACCAAGGCAGCTTTTAATGCTCCTAAAACAAGAAACCATGGTAAGAGAGTCGCAATAAGCGCTGTTTTTTCTTGATCAAAACCGCATATATCTTTCGACATTGCGAGGTTGATGAAGTATTCACCAGTGATGAGAACAATAAAAAACATGAAGGTTACACCGCCACTCAAGACGCCATTTTTCTTGTATTTGTAATAACAATACCCTGCAAATAGAACCAAAAAAAACCCGATGGCGACAGATGAACTTAATTCAGCCATGATGTATGTATTGTAGTGGTCTTGTGTTATGTAACTACATTATATATGGATTATTTGTATCGCGTTGCATCTCGCCCGCGTTTCTATTCCATCGTTATTTTTGCAGTTTATACTAATCACAGCGATGAATGATAATGCTCCAGCGCCAACCTTGATTGAACCAGGTGTTCGTTATTTTTTAAGTAAATCTCTCGAACAGTGTCATAAGGTTAAAGATTATTATCATACACAGACGTTTAACTTTACAGTAGGTCTCGGGTTTTTTTTATGTTTAGGCGTATTTTTATATATTCGTTACAAAGGTAAACCAAGTCCTGTTGAAGTAGAAGCAAAGAAGCGTCAGCAACAAGAATACATTCTCTCGAAACTCAAAATGGTAAATGCAAGTCACTACGCCCAAAGTAAAGGAATCCCGATGGATTGCCGAATACATCCAGCCGGAAATGGAATGGGGATGCTTACCAATCTTCCTGTGTGGAAGAGTCCGGATGAGGATTATTGGAAACGTGAATACATCTAACTGCGTGGAACCGACGTTTAGTTATCATTATTTGATTCTTACCATAATATAATAGATACAATACATGTCGGAATCCGTATACCAAAATTTACATACAGCAATACAAGAACGCGCAAACACGCAATATGGCGGCGGCGGTGGTGGTGGTGCAGCTTCAAGAATTGCTGAAGAGAAACGAGAACGAGATACCCGCGATACCCTTAAAAAGGCAACCCGCGTCCTGCTAGAAATGACACGCAAACAAGAAGACGCACTTAAAAAGCATCTCCAGCGCGCTGCCGACCCCAACGAATTCCGCGGACTGATTTACCCTTACCAACTTATCCCCGAAGAAGATCGTGTTAAAATAAACGACGCGATTCACGGATATTATTCCTTTAAGGAAAAATACAATTCCGCGCTTGAAAAACGGAGACAACGCCTGATAAATGATCCCATTAACAACTGGAATTCCCTTTCGTCGCAACAAAAAACAAAACGTCTTGCGATGATTAAACCGTCGTGTATTGTTTGCAAGCAGGAAGGTGGGTCAATCTTCACTGAAACAGACGGTAAACTGAAAGCAATATGCGGAAATATCTCTCAACCATGCGGGTTTCATATCGAAGTTTCGCGCGGAAAATATGCGAGTTTAGAAACATTGATGAATGAATCTCTCGACGAGGTCCGTGCAACCAAGGATGAGATTATCCGTATGAAGTTAGATCTCTTGTTCATGTTCATTAGCGAGAATGAACTACTTGAAAAGTTTGACGCAGTTCAGCATAAACTGCAGGAGCAATTGAAAATGTATAGTGAGTTCAGGAGTTACTATCTAAGTGTTACCGACAACGATGACCTTCGTCAAGATACCGAAACGTATACCCGCGTTATTTCCGAGAAAGTTGCGCGGATTAAGGAGTATATGACAGAATTTCGTGATTCAGAATGGAAGAATCGAAGCGTCATCGACGATATTCTCGTGTTGTATCAAACAGATATTGAACCGGCGTATATGAAGTTGCGTGAGACAAAATACATTTATTCGCAAGTGGAGACGAACGAAAATGCGAATGGCGCGTTAGTTCAAATGTATAACGACCGGGAATTCAATCTCTCGCAGAAGAAATACAGTTATCATGAATTGTATATGCCGGTGATCATGCCAAAGTGGATTGCCGACAATCGGATTGTAAGTCAACCAGTAGGTCAGATAGGAGGACCGGTGGCAGCGCAATCAAGGGCGTTATTATCGCAATAGTATATAACATATTCAAGGTATATTATTGCAACAATGTTTAATTTATTTGACCACATTTCCATTCCGATTTTCATCATAAGTCTCTCGATCGGTCTCTTTTATGTCTATATTTCAGTGCCGAATCCGAAGATTATTTATGTCTACCCCACACCCGACAACCTGCGTAATTTTCAATTTAAAGACCGCGCGGATAATTGCTTCTCATTTAAAGCAAAGGAGGTTCCATGTGATAAAGTCAAGGGTGAATTGAAGAAGATACCCGTTCAATAAGGGGTATAAATAACCCTTAATTACTGATATACGACTCTAATTTATATCAGTATATATTAAAGTAGGTATACAAACATAATATCATGGGATTTCAACGATTACTTCATACGGAAACAGGACGAATCATTATCTCCATTGTTCTTGGTCTTGGTATTGCTTCATTGTTTCGAAAGGTATGCAAAGACCGGTCATGCATTACATTTCGCGCTCCGCCACTGAAAGATTTAGAGAATGACACGTATAAGTTGGACGACAAGTGTTATCAGTATAAGACAAACGCAGTCAAATGCGATCCAAGTAAGAAAGAAGTGAAGATGAATTAAAAAATTGAAGAATAATTTCGTTATTGTAATCATTATACATTATACAATAACGAACTGTGATCGACCTTACGACAATCACTAGACTAACCGACATCATGGAACTCGCTACTGAACCTGACGTATATTCCCCCAATATCGACGACCAAGGCAACTATGTTGATAAAATACCGTCATTCAATACAAATGCACTCGCAAATGGTATTCGATGCCCATGCGGAACACGAAAAGATAAAGTCTACATTTCAGCACCATTATTTGCTGCACATTGTAAAACAAAAACCCACGAAAAATGGATCCAAGACCTCAACACAAACAAATCGAACTTCTTTGCGGAAAATCAAAAATTCCGAGACATTATCTACGCCCAAAAAATAATGATAGGAAAGATGGAGTTGGAACTCTCTAGCAAGAAAATGACGATTGCTTACTTGACACAAGAACTGACAAAAATAATGGGTGGAGGGGCACCCGCGCCGACCGCCAACGACATGTTGATGTTTTAGACACTCTGCGTTAAATCCCACTCTCTTCAATATAAGAATATGTATATCAACATCTGAAATATAAATATTCTTTAGCAATGAGCGACACAACAAGTATTGACGACCTTCCTTTAAGTAGTCAAACGCCGAGTTCAGGGTTCGGAAATAATGGTTCACCTCTTATTTATTCTCCAAATGTAGGTGTAGAACAAAGAGGACCTCCAAATGTCCCAATGAATGTAATGAATGAAGTCATGCAGGGTGTTCAACGCGCTAGCGCTAATGGGATGACAATGATCCCTACGAGAGATATTCCGATGAACCCGAACTCATTTACACACGACGACCAGGCGCGACCGAATTATGTTCCGCAACCAAAGTCAGTTCATTTTGCAGATGGCGGCAGCGGCGGCGGCGGCGACTTTGATTATATCAAAGATCATACATCGATGGAAAGTATCGTTCGCGCCAATGCGCGCCAATCGAATCAACTCGATACCATTGAAGCAATTTATTATGATATTCAAATCCCCGTCTTGGTTGGTGTAATGTATTTTATTTTTCAGATGCCCGTTTTCCGCGCACAACTGCTTCATTTTTTGCCGACATTATTCGGCGAAGATGGCAACTTCAAAATGATAGGTTTAACGGCCACAAGTGCGATGTTTGCCGTATTATTGTTTATCATTATGAAACTATTGAATAAACTAGGAGAAGGGTTGAGATAGAATAGTAACCCGAACCTGCGTTATTCTTTCTTTTGTTTACGTTTCCGTGTTTTTGCTCCTGAATTGGTTTTGTTTCCTTTATTTTTAGCGTTCTCATATGGAATATATCGCAAGAACCACTCTTCGAATTCTCTCGAACCACGCTTTCCTTTAAGTTCTTCGTATTTTTCTGTTTTCTCAAATCGCATCGATTCTAATGTCGGTTGTTTTCCGTAACAATTAATACTGAACCGTTTCAACAATCCGGTCTGTTTGAGGCGATTATGTTGTTGGACATCGAATAGAAACTGCGACATACACAAAATACGGTTAATATCATAATAAACACGGTCAGCGTAAATAAACGCCAAGTAAAAACTCAACATTGTATCAATTGTTGCAATACGAATCGATTCGTTGTCGATCCGTATTGTATTGTAACTGTGACAAGCGAGAGGTTTGTATAAAAATGCGATGACCTCATCACCAATACGGATATCATAATGTTCAGAAATGACTTCGCCGACACCTGCGTGCTTTGTGTATTTGACGCCTGTATATTTATTCGCAGTGAGTTCGCGAACGACGGCGTCACAGAGGTCGCGCGGTTCTTCTGAGAGAACATCGAAATCGGGTATTTTTTGAATGATACGACGCTGTTTTTTTGGCATATATCGTGAATACAATATATTCGCATACCCACCAAAAAATACTGCGCGATTTTTGATGAAGACATTACGAACAATATTATACACATCACTCTCCGCCAATTCTTTCTCTCGACTACTTGAATAAGAAATATTTGATTTACTTACAGAGTATTCGGGACTCTTGCTCGCGCTCGCGCTCGGGGTCGGGGTCGGGGTCGGACTCTTGCTCCTGCTCCTGCTCGGACTCTTGCTCCTGCTCGGACTCTTGCTCCTGCTCGGACTCGGACTCGGACTCTTGCTCGCGCTCGCGCTCTTGCTCGGGTTCCTGCTCCTTCTCGCGCTCTTGCTCCTGCTCGCGCTCGCGCTCCTGCTCGGACTCGCGTTCACATCCAAATCTTTCTGTTTCATTGAATATAGAATGAATTCGTCATCTTTTCCAAATAATCTCTCGTATGTTGCAATTAATCGATAACGATGAGTCAATTTATCTTCTTCGATCGTATATTTGAAATCGCCAATTGTTTCCTCATGAGATGGAACTGCAAAATACAAGTGTTTCATATACGCGCCCAAATGACGATACTTTCGTATTACACCCTTAATCGCATCTCGTTTCAAATCCTTTACACTACTACTTCCGCCGCCACGTTTCGTAGAACGGGTCGTCCTCGTAGACTTCGACCGCGACTTCGACCTACTTTTTGAAATACTAATTTCCCCAGTATTTGACTTTGTAGCGCCTTCAAACCCGCGCTGATATTCTATTTTGTCACATTCATACCCTTTCAACGGGTAATAATTATTCAATAAGGTTAATCGTTTTTGCACCTTTTCCCAACGCGAAACATCGCCATCCGGACGCGACAATTCTAAATACATGGCCATTCGGAGAAGATCAGGTGGGGCGTAACGTATTTTACTTTTAATAATAGCGTCTCGAGAGATTGCTTTGAATAACGCCGGTTCCATCTGCGTAATATCGGCAATACCTGTGAAATTCACGAAGACCTTGTATGTTCCATGATGAACCCCTGATTTGGCTTCAACGTCTTCATATCCGGCTTTATAGTAAATATCCGCCAGTTCTTTTGCATGATCGAGTGCTCTATCTGAATAAAAGTCGTAGTCGGGGAGTTCGATGTCTTTATTATAAAATTGGGCGTCTTCTGGTAGAATATTATTGATTGCAGTTCCGCCATAACATACAAGCTTCTTGTCTGCGATAAAATCTTCAACGATGGAAATAATTTTTTTTACTTTGGGATCATGAATGATTGCTTCCCCCTTCTTTTTTTCAACCAAGTCGACTGCTTCACGCAGAATTTCGAGTTCTTTTTCATCGTAGGTTACATCGTCGTCGTTGCCTGCACTGTTTTTTTCATGAATATTTTTATGGGGCATGGGCATGGGCGTCACCCGAATGTAAATAATATGATATTGTCTATCATATGATTAGATAATAATAGTAGTCATGTTCGTAAGTTGTTTCGAATTTATATAGTAATCTTGACACCTCCGGCTGCTTCGGCCGGTTTGGATTCCATAGAGGCCTTCGGGTTGGGTGGTTTTGGTGCGGGAATCGTAATCGGGACATAACGTAAGTCCTCGGGTTTGAGAATAAACGCGTATCCTACCGATGCAAACTTATCTTCATACGCTTTAAGTTTCTCATCGCGCGCTTCTTCTTGAAAACACATTGCGACCATTTGACATCCCCATGTAAAGGGACCGTTGTGACCGTCGTTGATAGGACGCCCACCTTTTTCTGGAAGCACTAGACACATATTCTTCTTATTCGCATCTTTGAATATTTGTGGGTCGCCGACATTTTTTACACCAAAATACGTATATTTGGAAAGAAAAAGCGAGTTCGAACTCATATTGATCAATTCAAATAGTTTTGTTTTTCGGTATACGGGATTCGAACCATCTACAATTAAAATTATTTTTCCATTAAAATTGAGAAGATCCTCGTTGCCTAAATCTTTCGACTGGTATTCGCGACCATATTTCGGACCAAGCAAATACCGCGCCACCGACTTACTTTGTGATATGATTTTTGCAAGATTGTCATACATTGTTATATTTTGCGACATCATTCGCATATGAATAATAAATGGATCGCCTGGATTTGGACATCTTGACCCGGAAAAGACATAATTACCGAGCACTTCGAATGCGTCTGATACTGGAATATGATTATAGGTTTCTTTATAATTAAATGAATTCACCGATGATGACGCGATGACAGGTTGATTCTCCACCGAAAATACTTCAAAATCAATACACCGACAACCGCGTGCAATCACATAAAGAAACGCATCCATGCTTACATTCGAATTCTTGAATTTATCGGGATTAAATGCATTATATGCAGTTTTAATGTAATAGTCGCGCAATTTAAACTTAGACTGACTGTCCGTTGTGGCAATTGATGTGATATTCTTATCGATAATCTCCCGTGTATTTTCATCCGCATTTTCCATACCTTCTTTGTAATCTTCAATATTAGGTCGAGTCGACGATGACAACGACGCCAGCGACGACGACAACGACGACGAGGACGACGAGGACGTGACCGGATGATCTAATGTAGTTGCGGCCTTTTTACGCTGGTGTATCGTCATTTCATATTCCGGCGTATTTACAGTAAAATTCTCTGTAGAAAGGACTTCTGTATTATTTTTTTTAACGATATTTTGCACTTCTGATAAAAATGCGCTGCTTCCATTTGTTAATCCACTACTGGTATCTCGTGTGGCAGCGTTCGCGGCCTCCGCAGCTAAGAACCCTTCATAGATTATGGATTGTTTTTGATAACACCGGGTTTTAACCATCTCGGATATTTTCCATATGGCCAACCCGAGAATGATAATACCTATAAATATAAACTCTACCCGATATTCTTTCATTTCTAATTATATATCATATATATTTTTATATAAAGTTATTACAAGTAGAAGTATCAATCAATAGAAAACAACTAAAAATACTAAATGACTGGTGGGTTATTGAATCTCATTGCTACCGGCAATCAAAATGTTATCTTAAATGGCAACCCAAAGAAGTCGTTTTTTAAAAGCACATACCTTAAATATACGAATTTCGGTCTTCAAAAGTTTAGAATTGATTTTGACGGGCAGAAGAAACTGCGATCAACGGAAGAATCCAAATTCACCTTTTACGTTCCGAGGTATGCAGAACTACTTATGGATACATATGTGTGTGTGACATTGCCATCGATTTGGAGTCCGATTCATCCTCCTGCACGTGTCGAAGATATGTGGGCTCCTTATGAATTTCGTTGGATAGAAAATCTGGGAACACAAATGATAAAAGAAATCGTGATTTCCGTTGGCGGTATGACGCTTCAAAAATTCACCGGGAATAATTTGATGGCAATTATAGAGCGTGATCTCGACGCGACAAAGCGTGAGTTGTATAATGAAATGACTGGACATGTTCCCGAATTATACAATCCTGGATGTTCTGGTGCTCGATTAAATCAATACCCAAATGCATATCGAACGAGTAATATTGCTGGCGCGGAACCCTCTATTCGTGGTCGTAAAATATATATCCCGATTAATGCATGGTTCACCCTTTCTTCGAAAATGGCGTTTCCACTTGTATGTCTTCAGTATAATCAACTTCAAATCGATGTAACACTTCGTCCAGTGAAGGAACTATTCACCATACGCGATGTAGGTGATCCAGGCAATTATTGGCCCGTCATCCAACCCGACTTCACAAACCCGCTTCATCAAATGTGGCGGTTTTTATATCCGCCACCCAGTATTGATTTATCACAGAATACATACCCGAGTATTCGCACAGATTGGAATGCGGATGTGCATCTTATGGCGACATACTGTTTTCTCTCGGATGATGAATCCAAAGTCTTTGCCGCGAATCAACAAAAGTACCTGATTAAGTCGTATTATGATTGGACATTCAATGATGTGACTGGAAGTAGGAAACTCAAAATAGAGAATTCGATGGGGATGGTATCATCATGGACAATGTTCTTTCAACGAAGCGACGTGAATCTCCGTAATGAGTGGAGCAATTATACAAACTGGCCGTATAATTATCTGCCATATGACATTATTCCTGCACCGATTGACGATGACTGGCGACCATCGATGTTTAGTGAAGATATTCGCATGACGACCGATATTCTTACGAATCTGAACCCCGATTTCACGAATGACCGCTACTTCTTCGATAAAAATGGTCCGAAGAATGGAATTGGACCTGGTATTAACCCGCGCGATAAACGTCTCACTGGACTTCATATTACCGGCGACTTTCAATCCGAGAATGAACGCGACATTTTACAGATGCTGGGTATCTCTTTGAATGGAAAGTATCGAGAGAATCTTCTGGATTCGGGTGTTTACAATTATGTCGAAAAATATACGCGCACACGTGGGAGTGCAAAACCCGGCGTTTACTGTTATAACTTTTGCCTGAATTCGGATCCATACGATCTTCAACCTAGCGGGGCAATCAATATGAGCAAATTTAATCAAATCGAGTTGGAATTGTCGACGATCTATCCGCCGTTAGATACTACAGCCGAAGTAAAAGTGATTTGTAATCCGAACACTCGAGAGATTATCGGTATGAACAAACCCAATGTAAATATCTACCTGTATAATTACGATTTTCATATTCTGGAAGAACGATATAATGTTCTCACATTCGTATCTGGTAACTGTGGATTAATGTATGCGCGCTAAACCGCATCGATAATATTCTCTCGTATATATAACTTGAATCATTATACAATGGCGGATGATGATAATGAAACGAAAGACACCGGCGAAGAAGACACTGGCGAAGAAGAAGAGAGTGCATTTAGCAAAGTAGGCGGAATGTTCGGTGGTGATAAAAAAAAAGATGAAGATGATTCAACTACGGATAAAACGAAACAGAAAGTCAACCCAGCGTCACTCTTCGATGTGAATGCGTTGAAAGAATTCGGTTTGAGTGTTCTTACTCTTTTCATTGAAACGCTTATTATTTCCATTGTCTGTGTAAATATACTCTTTTATTGCACACCAGAAAGTATTCGAAACAATAGTCTTAATCTTGAAACACTGTTTCCTACAGACAGAGACAAGTGGCCGTATTGTTATACTAACGAATATACGTCTTGTGAAGCCGAGTGTGAAGATAAATTTGGCGGAATCGCGGATGACCCCAAACTTGAAACTCCTAAAAAAATATATCTGAAAGCTGCAATTCTTCTTGATACCTATGTCTTTAAATGGTTCTGTCTTACGAAAGAAGATGTCGACATGGTGAAGGATAGTGTAAATGAAGGTGTCACGCAAGTGAATCTATTGAACTGGGGTTTTATTAAGGCCCGTTTTAAACAATGGATTAACAATGCATTTATCTTTTCGTTTTCATCTGACCGCGCAATGTTACGAGCTATATTTGGTTATATTATCAAATTATGTCAAAATATACCGAAAGAATTATACACGGTGATTTCACCCCTTCTTATTATTTTAATGCCGTTTGTTCTTATTTTACTAGGCGCATTTATGTTGATGGGAGGACCGTTTTTTACAACCGTAATCGGTATGATTTTGAATCCCACTGAGAACAGAAAGGAGTTTATTGGTGGTTCGTTATGGTCGTTATTTACTGCGTTTGGATTCGGTGTATTTCCGGTCATTGCCTATTTTGTTCAACTCTTGCAGTTCATCGGAACATTATTCATTTATCCATTATTTCACTGGGATCAATATCGGGAACTTTATTCACAATATGTGCCGATTATCTTCTTCTTCTTTAATCTTACACTCATGTTTTATGCATTTGAGTATCTTGATTTGAATGTTGCGGCCATCGTGATCTTGATGTTGCTCGTATTGTATCTTACACATTACTGGCAAGGTATTATGAATTTCTTTACTACACTTAAAAACTGGAGCGGTTAAGGAGACGGACGGACGGACGGACGGACGAAGAAAGAACATAAATAACTGACCTTACTATAATACATTAAGAATGGGTAAGAATAAGAAATCGATATCATCTATTGATGTTCCTCAAAAATCAACGCCAGAATACTTTAAGGCGTTCCCATTTGTCAGTGTTTGCACACCGACATTTAATCGTCGCCCGTTTATAAATGCGATGATCACATGTTTCAATAATCAAGACTATCCACAGGATCGAATGGAGTGGATTATTATCGATGATGGCACTGATCCAATCGAAGACCTCGTTGCGTCACATCCTCGCGTCAAATACTTCAAATACGATACGAAAATGACACTTGGAAAAAAGAGAAATTTACTGCACGAAAAGTCGCGCGGGGAGATTCTGGTCTATATGGATGACGATGATTATTATCCACCGCAACGCGTATCTCATGCGGTTCATATGCTGGTTACACATCCCGACGCTTTATGCGCTGGTTCAAGTGAAATCTATATTTATTTCAAACATATTGGGCAAATGAAGAAATTTGGACCCTATGGACCAAATCATGCGACAGCCGGAACATTTGCGTTTAAACGTAAACTTCTTAAGAACAATAAGTATAATGATGATGCATGTTTGGCTGAAGAGCGCGCATTCTTGAAAGATTATACAGTTCCTTTCGTGCAACTGGATCCAATGAAGGTGATATTGGTTTTTTCACATGAACATAATACGTTTGATAAACGTAAACTCTTGGTGAATGCGAATCCTGCGGTGGTGCGAGATTCGCCGAAAAAGGTGATGGATTTCATCAAAGATCACACACTTCGGCAGTTTTACATGGTAGAACTTGAAAAACTATTGGAGAATTATGCACCGGGGCGTCCTGAAATGAAACCAGATGTTATTGCACAAACGATTCAGTTGGAAAAAGAACGTGCGAAAATGGCGGAAGATGCGGCTGCGGCTGATGCGGCTGGCGGTGGCGGCGGCGGCGGACAAATTATTTTACAGCAACCAGGGCAACAACCAGTCACATTAAATAATCAGCAGGTGGTTCAGATTATTCAACAATTGCAGACAGACATTGAACAGCGAAGTAAAGAACTTGCTCAAATGAAAGAGGAATACCATATTCTTCAATCGAAATATGACATTTTACTTCAAACAAAAGGGGCGGATACAAACCCGAATGAGACAATCTATATGTAATGTAATGCAAGGCAAGGCAAGGCAAGGCAAGGCAAGGCAAGGCAATGTAATGTGTCGCGTTTTTCACGACATATTACAAACTATTTATACCTTTACAATTTCGACCGACTTGACAATCAAAACAAGAAAACTACCCTTTGATTCATGAATGACAAATTCTCTCGTCTTATTGTATTCTTGAAATTTTTCGGTAATAATATTCTCGATCTCGTTCACCGGAAGATCGTCGTCCTTTGTTTTGTATTTTGATTGTTTTCGTTCATATTTATTATCGTCATCGTCATCGTCACTATCATCGTGGCGACGGTCACGGTCACGGTCACGTCCATGTCCACGCCCACTTTTAGACTTTGATTTACTCGATGTTACTGCCGGTTTATCAGCTTCAATATACTCCCAATCACCAACTGCCTCTACAGACTGATTATTTGTCATAAATACAATCGAGTCCGAGTTGAATACAAGTGCCGAACCCGGTGCATGTTCATATTTATCAAGGTCAATTTCCGTAATTAAATCAAACTCATCCAAAAACTGGTTTCTACGAATGTAGTTACGAATATATCCGATAATTTCTGGTGTTAGTTTTACCGTGTATGTCTTCTCGCCGTCACTCTCGCTTTCGCTGCTGCTGTCGTGACTCTCGCTTTCGCTGCTGCTGTCGTGACTCTCGCTTTCGCTGCCACTTCCGCTGCCGCTATGATGTCGTTTATCATGTTGTTTCTTTTTATGATCTCCACCGCCAGTAACTGCTCTTGATGGCGAGTGCGCATTGATAGAAATACATTCCACTTCAGTATTCAAAATCAATCGATACTTGGAATCCAAAGAAATAGATGCACCCATACTACTAAATAAAATGTTTCTAAATAATCCTTATATCTTTTTGGGTTTATTCAAACGCATAGAATAGAATAGAATAGAATAGAATAGAATAGATAATTTACTCATTATTTTCTAGCGTATCGGCATCATGTTCTTCATGTAACCCACTGTTGCCGAGTCCTCCGTATTCACATCCAATGACTTCCATCTCTGCACTCGAACTACTACTACTCCCTGATATGAAATCGTGGTCCTTTTTTTCAATGTATTTATCTAAATACCTGTAAATACGGTTTACGTCCAATTTTGTAATTTCATACATTTCTAATATACGCGGTATTTCATCCTCCGTATATTGTTTTTTTAGTGTCAGAAAAAATGCGAATAAGTCTTTCTGGTCCATCGAAAGTTGCATACACAAATTCTGTATAAATAGTTGATTGTTATATTCAGTGCTGTATTTCGTAAGCACTTTTGTAAAACGCACCTCGGTGGGATGAAACCGCGCCTTCTTTGGAAACGATTTATGATAGAGATAATGGTTATAGAATGTTTTGATAAGGGACGATAACTCATTAAACAACCATATTTGATTCTGAAATGTGATGCGATCAAAGTAGTCGGCCTGGCAAATATTGTCAAGAATCATTTTATAAAATGGCGCAGAGATTGCAATGGGCATTTTCTCCAAGACATCAATCACATTTTCGTGCCATAATAATCCAATCGTCGTTCGATCCGTCTCATTGATAAGGACGTTATGTTCCGATATCGAATACTCAGTATTCAACAGTTTTTCAGTGATTTTCTTGATATCTTCGTTATACGTTTTGGGTTGAAATATTGCATGAAGGATATTATTTGCGAGAATGGTATTGGACTTCTTGCTCATCTCGGATACAGCGCCGAGTTTGCGCAGATTTCCTTGGACAAATGCGACAATATTCTTTCGCATTCCGGTTTCAATACTTACACCCATTGTAATATCGATGATTTGTGTCATTTGCGCCGGTGTTGGTGTTTTCAATTCATATACATAACAGACCTTCATGAGTTCCTTGATCTTCTTGTCAATGTGATAGTTTCCAATACATATAATCGGATTCATCGTGATTTCCTCTTGTTTCTGTTTCTTCGTTTTTTTAGGGCGAATCAGTTTGATCAAAGACGTAATACCGCCCTTGTCGCCATTATTCATTCCGTCCAATTCATCCATCACTACGACGATTTTCTGGACCTTACGCTGGAAGATGGACATGATATTCTTGTCTGATATATTATGCTGCGTGATGGAATCAATGATCGATTTGTTGCGTATATCCCCTGCATCGTATTTTACCATATCATAGTTCAACTCTTTTAATAAACGGATAACGAATTCGGTTTTTCCTGATCCAGGTGCACCATAGATATATATACCACGTTTGAATGTAAGGTCGGACTTGTTTTTTTGGAATGACGCCAAGAAGTCGCGTATATTATTGTAGATCGTTTCTCGACCCAGAAATTGAGTATAATTAATGGATGTAATCGGTCGTGTTATTTGTTCTGTTCTGTTCATTAAAATATCACGGTTACAATATTCAATATTTTAGACACTATTTGAATACCTTTTTTTGTTTTTATATATTATAACTCGGTATATTCAGAAAATGGACGCAATTCAACAACTGTTTGCACCTCTTGATAAGGATTATTGCTTGCTTTTTTACTGGCTTACTGTTGTGAATTTTATTTTCTTGGCAGTGGCTAGTTTGGGTTTCATCACGTCACTTGTTCTCTTATTTAGGGGAAAAATAACGTTCATGAGTGGAATGTACTCATTTTTGATGATTTTGGTATACGCATTGATGTATTTCCAATCACGATTGTTCTACTCGATGTGTGTTACAAGTAACATGAAGGCCGGAACATTTGGAGTGGGTTCAGCATCCGATTCTCTTCCAGCCGTTGCACAGCAAGCATCCTCAGCAGCACCTGGTGCTTACCGGATGTAAAGTCGGATCGACGCACACATGCACGCACGCACATTGACATAAAATAATGCACTTTATGTCAATCATCGGACGAAACGATCGTAGTCCGAGCAACTAGTTCAAACATTTCAGTGAACTCGCACGTGATTTTTGCCCATCAATGATTCCTTCCCACGGAACATATTTTTCGCTATCTTCTGCTGTCAATCCAGTAGAATTGTAAGTCAAATCTTTTGCTTTATTATAATTGTCACATTGGCTTGCTTGTGGTGTATATAATGGAGTAGAACTTGTCAACCATAAACCGTAATTATCAACACAAGTGTTTCCGCTGATATCCATACGATCTGGGCATTTCGATATCTCCGGAGGCCAAGTCTGTGCACTCTTCGACTTCCATAGTAAAATAGCTACTGTTCCTACCGATATAAAAAACGCGATAACTGCAAGTATAAGAACCATTTTCTGAATGGACAAGTTGAAAAATCCGCTAAACATTCCACCGCCTCCACTCTCACTAGAAGTTGATGATGAACTTCCAAAAGCGGAAGATCCGATATTTTTAGAACCTGAAGTAATATCCATCGTAATCTATACAAATATGAAGTATTAAAATATACGATATTCTATATAATATATAGAATAATTTTAAAATGAATCGGTTTGACTACCGCACTTTTCCGGAAGAAACATTTATCGGACAACCGAAAAATGGACGTCTTGATATCGTCACTCCGCAAACCCAGGACCAATTTGCGCTTTATGATAAAAACCCGGTGCATCA